TAAAATACTGTGCCCAGCCTCTTGATCCAGATGTAAGGAATAGAATATATTCTGACAACTCACACACAGGCCATTCCTTCGAGTTGATTACAGGATCACCAAACAGTTCGATAAATCGGGATTTTACTAGCTCATCCAGAAGATCTAACTCTCTATGGCGCGCAGAAATAATATTATCCAATTTGTCCAGTAGCGCTGCGATTTCTTGCTGCTCTGCTAGACTCGGCAACTCAATTTCTATTTCCGATAGTGTGGCTTTGTTCAAAGTTAAGCCCATTACCGCTTTATTGGTACCAGCTGTCCAGCTTTTTCCGCAACACAGCTGGTATAGGTAATTAGGATCCACATCATAAGTGCCTTTATCGATAAATGCCATAATTGCTTCGTTGGTGTACATATCCTCAGCAGTTATTGCAGTTTTTCCAATTGAGAGTTTAAAACTCATAATAACAGTACCCTTAGGCACCTTTTTTATTCCACTCTCACGAACACCTACATCAGTGATGCATTCTTTGGTATCAGAGATATACTTTCCCGAATTACCAATATCTGCAATGGAAACCCATTTAATGTTTCCGTCCCAATATGCAGCATTATTGCGTGCTGGTGTCTTACCCATTTGCAAATCAAATGCCTGAGACAATTTGACTTTCATACCGACACCTCCATTTTTGTAATGTTATGGTTCTCTGTTCAGATAATCATTCCAAGTCATCTGATAGTAAGTTTCGCAGCACACTTCTCTTAACATTTCACGAAATATGCGTAGAAACTGAACATGAATTTTCCCGCCGTGTTTTTCATAAATGTACCGCCAGTACTCAAATGCGTCGGATATGTTATCTAAAAGTTCATCGAACATATCTTCATTCTCTGATTCAAAGAAATCTTTCATTTTCTGTTCAATGACGGTTGCATTGGCGCTGTCAACGGTTCTGTATTTTGACCACAGCAGTTTTAGTTTGTGTCCACGAACATCATCAATTGATAAGCCATGATATATGAGCAGCGATTTAATAAAAACCTCACACGCAAATGCTGAATTTACTATATCTGCTGCCATATGCGTCATGACTCCAGTTTTTATATTTTTCGGCTCTGTTTTACAAAATGTAGCACAGTCCACAAATGCACAAGCGTGTTTAAACATACGGCAAGCATCGAAAAAAGTGTTTCCGGTCACAGCATTCCTCTCAGTTCTGCCAGTTCGGATACAATCTGTGCTTCCAGCACTTCCAGCTTATCCATAATTTCAGCGGTAGAGGGATACTCAACAGCCACATACTCGGTTTTCTTATACTTGTTGATGGACAAATCATATCCATTATCTACAATTTCCTGTTTAGGCACAAGGAAACTCTGTTCGGTGCGCTGGCGGTCGGTTTCCAGTTCTAAACGGTGGAAGCGTTCAATAATGTCGGGAATATCGCTTTCGGCCAGCGGAGAGCGCTTGTCGTCCAGGCTATAACCATCGGACTTCATATCGTAGAACCAAACATTATCCGTGCCACCCGCACCCGTCTTGGTAAACACCAGCACAGCAGTGGAAACACCTGCATAGGGTTTGAATACACCGGAAGGCATGGAAATAACCGCACGCAGCTGATGATTCTCCACCAGTTCCTTACGAATGGACTTGTGCGCAGAGGAAGAGCCAAACAGGACACCGTCGGGAACGATGCAAGCGCACTGACCGCCTTTTTTCAACATACGCAACAGCAGAGCGATAAACAGCAATTCAGTCTTCTTAGTATTGGTAACAGCCTTCAGATTATCATGGATGCTCTCTGCATCAACAGTGCCCTTGAAGGGCGGGTTTGCCAAACACATCGTATACTTTTCGGAAATAGAATTCTGCTTAGAAACGCTGTCCTTATAATCCACTTCCGGATGGCTGATGGAGTGTAGCATCAGGTTCATAGCAGAAATACGGAGCATAGTACGATCGGTATCAAAACCGGAAAATGCAGGACCGGCAAAATGCTCCCACTGCTCGGCAGTCATCGTATCCTCATAGTTCCGACGGATATACTCCGATGCGGACACCAGGAAACCGGCAGTACCGCAGGCGGGATCGCAAATCGTATCATCAGGGGTAGGTTGCAGCAGTTCCACCATCATTTCACGGATATGCTTGGGAGTTCGGAACTGGCCGTTCTGACCGGCAGATGCCAGCTTGTTCAGCATATATTCATAGAGATCGCCCTGGGTATCCAGCTCAGCAATATCATGCTCGTAGAGATCATCCAATCCGGTAATGATTTTCTGCAACACCTGAGGAGTGGGAATCAAGAACATGGCGTCACCCATGTAGCGGGCAAATGCGGTATTGCCTTCCTCAACTGCACTTGGATTGTCTTCAATCTCAATCAGTTCACCCTGCGGAGTAAAGTCAGGCAGACGGCCATACTTCAGCTTCTTGATTGCAGGGAATACGCGCTGTGAAATGACAGCATAAATATCACGGGGATCGCTGTTCTTGAACTTGCTCCAGCGCATAGACTGTCCGGCTTCGGACTGAGGAAAAATCTTCGGCATAGGTTCGCCAGTCATATTTTCAAATTCCTCTGCTTCCAATTCCTTTTCATCCAAGGAACGGATAAACATAAGATATGTAAGCTGTTCGATGACAGTCAGAGGGTTTACAATGCCGCCCGCCCAAAGATCTGTCCAAATTTTATCGACTTTATTTTTAATTGCACCGGTAATCATATACACTGTCCTCCATCATTCCATCAATCGTGTAGCACGGCTCTTATATTCTTGAATCACCGTGTCCGGTGAAATAACCTTCATCAGTCCCGCAAACTGGAATAACCAACCCCAGAATGTCGGGCTAATTTGCACCTTTACGGTCGCGATGCATTTGTTCTCGCCGGAACGCATCATCTGTGTGTCTTCACCGAATTTATCATAAACTGCGCCAATCAACTGGTTTTCAAATTCAATTACGATGTCCGTGGGTGTACCGCCGTACATCTTAAATGCCTGCTCTGTATATTCGGCAACGCCGCCTCGCAGGGAGATCGCCTTTTCGGACACAGCATCCGAAAGTACTTCAACATGGTCCATACGGTCAACACGGTAATTGGCAGTATTATCGTGGCGGCTGCTGTATACGACAAGATAATAGTTGTCCTCGTTGAATACCAGTGCAACAGGCTCTACAACATATCGGTGTCCATCACGGCGGTATACCTTCTGTCCCCGCTCATCAAGATCAAAGTAGCGGAACAGCACCTTCTTCTGACGCTGGATCGCATCTTCCAGACTGTTGACATTGTAATAAATGGACTCATTACTATGCTTTCTGGTATTGAAACAAACCATGTTCCCTTGCAGAAGTTCAGCTCTGTGACTGCCGCCCAAATTCGCAATTTTCCCAATCAGATCAGCAGTTTTCTTTTCGGTTATAAAACTGGATGCCTGGATCGCATCAATCAGTATCTTTAGTTCGGGAATGGAGAAACTGCGATCCTCGATGTAATAGCCCTTTTCCTTGCCAACCCAGCGCCACATAACTTCATAGCCCTGTTCGTTCAGAAGTTTCACATCCTTGGACAGCGTACGGCGCTCACAGGAGATACCCATAGCACCCAGCCGATTGCAGATATCCATAGTTGTCAGGGGATGCTGCTCGTCTGTTTCCTGACGCAGCAATTCCAATAATTTCAGAAGTTTAATTTTCTGGCAATTATCCTGTGCCATACTCCCACCTCCGAGAATTCGACTAAAATATATAAAATCTCAGTAAATATTGTAGCACAAGACATCGCTTTTTACAATGTCCAGCTGTCACTTTTTTCTTACATGATTTATTTAGGTGAAGAAAAGGGAGCGTATGCTGATAAGTAATCGCACCGCTCCCATAAAGGAATATTAGATTGTAATTATAGCAATAACGATGGAGACAATGGAGGTCACACACGCAAAGAGACCAAGTAAGTAACTGCGATCATCCATATCATCGATTTCCATACCTGCCATACGGAACAGTCCGGAAACAAACAAAAGCATAAGACCAATGGCAGCAATTACGAAGCCGCTAAATATATTAACCGCGGTGAGATTACGGGCAAACGGCATGATGACTCCACATAAAATAAACATCCAGCCAAATAGAGCAGAAAGGCCCTTTCCGATGAAGAAAAACAAGCTAAGAAACAGCTTCAACAGAACAAACGATGCCCGGTCTCCCCGAATGTCTTTGCGCTTGATAGAACATAGTCTGATCATACATCCCACAGCATTGAAGAATGTTTTAATTTCCCGGATAGTCGCATTATCATCATCAAATTCTTTATAACCCATGACGGTTCGCCAACGTACAATCTCAGCCTCCTGTGCTTCCCGCTTTTTCTGCTCTTTCATTCCTTCGGCTTCAACCATTGCATTGGCGATGATGTGCTGCCATTGATCGGCAGTGATACCGGAAGGAGCGGGAACAGAAATAACCGGCTGGTTGATCGTCTTTTTCTTTCTTTTTCGGGACATTCAGTAAATCTCCTTATGTCAAATTGTGAAACTACCAGTTTCTTTCCCATCGATAGCAAATGCAAACAAAGTGCTTTTCGCAACCGCGGCAAAATAACCGCTCCGCTCATATTCGGAGTCGTAGTGTTTGCCGATCTGCTCCAGCGTCTCACGTAGCTGAAGCATCGTAGCAAACTCATGCTTACAGTTATAGCTACAGAAACAGGAGCAGACAAGATTGCTGATTTGGCCGTTTCTATACAAGAACTCCACCTCGTATGCTTCAGTACCCTCAACAATCGCATAGCCATGAATGCCCTCAATACACAGGTATCGAACCTTGTTCTCCAGATAGTAGTCATGTCCCCGCTCGGCGATAGCGGCAGTTACATTCATACTCTTCAGATCTTCCAGCAAAAAGGCGGTATCATCGCTGCCGCTGACAAATTCATCTTCGTCATTGACAGGTGCCTTAAACCAGCCGAGAACCTGGTTTCTGGGGAGTGCCTCTTTATCGAATGTAACGAAATGGGACCCCGCCATATAGAACTGACCGTTTACGTTGGTATCGACAACCGCAATGACACGCTTGTAGTCAGAGATCTTTATTTTGAAATTGTAGCTCACATCTGTGATTCGCCCACGCTGGCCGTCCAGCTTTCCGTCAACATAAACCCAATCGCCGATGTGCAGATCAAATTGATCATTATAGTATGCTAAAGACATTCCGCGACCGGGGAACTTTACCTGCACAACTGATCTCCTCGGAACAGTCACAACCGGAACCTGATCATAAGCAAAAGCATTCGTTTTTTCCATTGGGCGATCCGCAGTAAAGCCAATCTTAAAAGTCATAATCAATACCTCCATGCGAATTATTTCTTTATGGAATAATTCTACAATTGATTCAGTCCAATAATCTTCCCTTATGATTCCATTGTAACACATAATCGCAAATTTGCGACATCAAAATCGCAGTTAACTTACAGCTGTCGTAATTTAATGACATCTATCCCCCAAAAACATCGCCCTGACCAGAACATGGCCGGGGCGATAACTGAATTATTTGGATATACGAATGCTTAAAACAATTCCGTCCGTATTGCAAATGCTCTGCTGTTCATGACAGCGGAGCTTTTCTGCTTTTATAAGGCTCTCCACGGCGGTTTTGCCGTATTCATCCAGCGCAAGATAAGACATGATAATTTCGCGGAACTGATCTTCTACTTCCCAGCGACCGAGCTGCTCATAATCTTCCTCACTCAATCTGGGAGAAGAAGCATCATCGGAATAACCAAGGATATAGTCAATGCGGCGGTCAAAGATATCGGACAGCTGATTGATCGTGTCAAAATTGGGCTCTCTCTTTCCAATCTCCCACATAGCAACCGTACCTTTGGATACACCCAGCGCTTCCGCCAACTGAACCTGGGTCATATTGTTTTCTTTGCGAAGTTCTTTCAATCTATCTGCAAACATAATGGACACCTCCGATGTGTTGATGATATCACCTTTTGTGAGCGATGTCAATTGCTTTCTCACCAAACATATTAAAAATACGCAAAAGACCATAACATATCGTGAGCATTTTGCTTGACAGAGATAACCTTATGTTGTATTATATTCAAGAAGAACTCACACTTAGTGAGAAATGCACCTTGAAAACTGAATCCCACCCCTACAGATATAGCACCTGGACTGTGCGAAGATGGTCGCCGCCCGGAGCCGGACAGGTTGTTGAAACACCAAGTGAAAGACGACTTGGTTCTGTAAGGCAGGTGGACTACAAAATAGGAAGGAGTAATAACTATGGAAAAATCTACAATGAGTGTGCAGGATCTGTCCCTGAAGATGGGGATTAGCTTGCCCAAAGCCTATGCCCTGGTGAAAGAACCTGATTTCCCCACAATTCGTATTGGAACCCGTATTCTGATTCCCGTGGAAGGCTTCCAGGCTTGGCTTCGGACGAAATCCGGGAGCAGTGATGCGTAATGGTAGAGAACGCGTTTTCTTTTACCACTCATTATGCGAAAAAAAGACGCAACCCACGAAACTGCCTGTACATCCATAATAATCTGAATCCACTTTTGCCTACAAACCATGTATCTATCCATTTTGCCGGGAGCCACCGCAGAAGGGATTATTCACTACGAAAAACAACGAACAGACAACATCCGAGTCAGGAGGTGAATCAGGATGCTACAAAAACAGAAGCTGAAGGAATTCTTTCACAGCTTGTATGGTCAGTGTACCGACTGTAAGCTGGGAATTATGACTTTGCCGGATAAACAGATCCGTCATTATTCTCCCGAGCAGCTGGAGCAGTTCATTGCGGACGGTCAGCGTCTGGGGGCCGTTTCCAACACATATTTCGATGTTAACCCTAAGTCCCAATCTCTGAAGGACGGTCTGCGTGGCGGTTCCGAGGCTGTGCAGTATTTATGCTCACTCTACACGGATATTGATGTGTTTGGCCCGGCGCATAAGGAAAAGCACCTCCCGAAAACAAAGGATGCCGCTCTGGAACATCTTATGACAGTACCGCTGCAGCCGACCTATGTAATCGATACAGGATATGGACTGCAGGCTTACTGGGTTCTGGAAGAACCGCTTCGTCTGGAAAGCCAGGAAGATTGGATGAAGGGTGACAGTATTCTGAAAGGATACGGACAGTTCCTCACCGATCACTTCGCTCAGAAAGATTGGAAGCTGGACCCTGTATTTGATCTTGCCAGAATGCTCCGTTTCCCTGGCAGCTACAATTTCAAGCTGGATAGGCCGATACAGGGAGAATTTCTTATCTTCGGCGGCCCCCGATATACCATTAAGGATTTTTCTGAATATATGGCCCCGGCGGTCATTGTCGAGAAGAAACCTTTTGAAGTGGACAATCGGGTCGTCGGCAGCGCGGATCGTATCATGCAGCGATGCAGAATTGCACAACAGATGTTGGACGATCCGGATGCTGTATCTGAGCCTCTCTGGTACGCACTTTGCTGCAATTCCGTATTAACCCCGGATGGTGCCGAAAAGTTCCATGAGTGGAGTTCCCACTACAGTGGGTATGACTACGATGAAACGGAAGCGAAAATACTCCGTGCCAGGGAAACGAAAGCACCGTGTACCTGCGAGTATTTCAAATCCCGGCTCGGATGCCAGTGTCCCGAAGGGGGCTGCGGTGTAAAGGCTCCCGTTGTCCATGCATTACTCAGTAAGGATGAGCAACTTCAGAATTTGCTGTCAAAGACAGATTTGGATGTGGATGAAGTGTTGGACAAATATTCGTTGGGGCTTCTCTATTATGCGATGGAGAATCGCCCGGCAGAATATCTGAAATTCAAGATGCGTGTCAGAAAAATGGGCATCAGCATCAAGGACTTTGAACGGGCAGTGAAAAGTGAAGCACCCAAGCCGGAGGTCCCTGAATTTGATGACCTCCCCCAAGCAATCCAGCTGGATGGCCTTGATTTGCACGGCGCTGTGGCCCCACAGGGATACCGCGTTGAAATGACCGGTGTGGATACGGTCGCCCCAACCCTGTCAGGTCTTGACCGGATCCCTTTGTGCAATGATCCGGTAGTTATCAGCCGCAGAATGGAAAATATCGATTCCGGACTGGAACGCATGGAATTGGTATTCCACCGGAATGGACGCTGGAAAACCATCATTGCTCCCCGGGCGGATCTGCTCAGCAAGAACTCCATCATCCATTATTCAGATCATGGTCTGCCGGTCAATTCCTGCAATTCGGAGGGCGTTGTCCGGTATCTGACCGAATATGAAAATGAAAACAGAAGCATTATCCCTTTTACCCGTAGCATCAACCGGATCGGCTGGATGAATAAGGAATTTTATCCCTATGCAGTCGATCAGGAAATCGTGTTTGAGGACAATGAACATACCGATCTGGTACACAGTCTGCATGAATGCGGTGACTATGATATATGGCTTGAAACAGCTGGGGAACTGCGAAAAAATCCTTTCGCACGAACCATACTGGCTGCATCCTTTGCATCGCCCACGCTGGAGCCTCTGCAAAACCGGGTAATTCTTCTGCACTGCTGGCACGCATCCCGCAGCGGAAAAACCGCCACCTTGAAATTTGCGTTATCTGTTTGGGGAGATCCCATTCAGCTGATGGGCAGCTTTAACAGCACGGCTGTGGGTCTGGAACGCAAGGCCGCTATCCTCCGTAATCTGCCCTTCGGCCTGGACGAACTTCAGGTTCTGAATGAACGAAAGCTCTCTCCCGCTCAAATCGTATACTCACTGGGCAACGGAACCGGAAAAACCAGAGGCAGTCGCAACGGCAAACTGCAGGAAACACCCACCTGGCGCAATTGCATCATCTGCACCGGCGAACAGCCCATCAGCAGCGAAAACTCCATGGACGGCGTCAATACCCGTGTGCTGGAACTGTACGGACAGCCGATCTCCGATCCGGAATACGGCAGATTTGTCCATCAGGTCAGTGAGAGCAATTACGGTTTTGCAGGGAAGGCATTCATCCGGTTTTTACAGCAGAACATTCTGGCTCATCGGAGTAAGCTGCGGCAGGATTACGCTTTACTTCGGGATACACTGAAGGATCAGTTCGCTTCTTTTTCCACAGATCCCGGTGTGCATTTGGACAATGTCGCCGTTCTGGCTCTTGCCGATTATTATTCCTCTCTGGCGCTGTTCCGGATTGATGAAACTACAGCATGGGAAGAAGCACTGGACATGGGCATCAGTATTCTTACCAACGTAAAAAGCCTCGAGCCCCAGGACAGCATTGAACGGGCATGGGATTTTGTCAAAGATTGGGTCGCTTCCAACCGCACCAAATTTACCAACATGGCACCGGAATGCTTCGGTTTGATTGAAGGTCAGTGTGTGTTTGCCCTTGCCAATAAACTGCGTCAAGCATTGGAGAGTGCCGGGTTTTCCTATACCAAATCCATCAAGGGTTTCCGTGAACGGGGCTATTTGGTTGTAACCACCGATTCCGACGGAAAGGAACGCAACCAGTGCCAGAAGCGCATTCAGGGTGTCAACACCCGTGCTTTCTGTCTGAATATTCCTGTCACCCCGGCAGAATTCGATGAAGATGATTTTCTGGGAGCATCTGCGTAGCCACTGTATCCACTGTAACCACGCCCCACGCTGCAAAGGGTGACATATACAAAAATAAGAATAATGTGTGGTCGGCGGAATCTTTGTTTCTCCCATATTTTATTCTTATTTTTTTTAAGTGGCTACAGTGGTTACATAGTACAAAAAAGCCAAGCCACAGAACCACTTTTCCGGTAGCCACTTCCGTTTTGGAGGTGGCTACCAGTGGTTTCTGGCGGCTACATAACCAATACGAGAGGAGGTGGATCGATATGAAAATCAAAAGCATTGTGCCCGTTGGCAATGATTATGCCGTTCTGGCTACCCGCAAATCGGATTTCTCCAGACTCTGCTATGACCAACAGGGTGATGGCCACAGTTATTTCTGGGCCGTGGTAGACGGCAACGCAGGAGATTACATTGAACTGATCGATGTGGATGTGGATGGTAACCAGCGGATCTGTGACCGCAGACTGGTGGTACATAAACGAAACTGTCCCTTCTGCGATCACCAGATGGATCCTGTGTATCACAATGAGCACGAACCATTTTTCTGGCAGGAGTGTCCTACCTGTGGCTTTGTGTACGATATGCGCTGCCACGACATGAATGAATAACCCGGTAAAATCCGGTGCGGAAAGGAGGTGAAACCTATGGCAAACGAAGATCTGTCCCGGTATCTGTGGAAAGGTCTGGATCTGAAGCGGTATTCCGTTGTCCAGATCATCCCTCAGGATAAGCACAATGCGGTCATCGTAATGTACAGCAACGACAAGAACGACCCCCATTGGTGTCTGGAGTACATGGGCGGCGGTCATTACTTTGATACCATCGGGCAATTAATGGATTACTATGAAAGCCGAAAATTCAAGAAGCCCTTTGGTCCTCACCTGTGACCCCCCAGGGGGAGGGGGAGGGGGGGATCAAATCTCTACGACCTTTGCCTTGGGAAACGGTGCCGGGGTCGCATGAAGAAAAACGGCGAATTCAAAGGTAAAAAACAGGAAAATCAAATGAATAACCCATATGGAGAAAGGAGTGAACCGTATGTCGAAAGATGGTACGAATCGCGGCGGAGCCCGTCCTGGAGCGGGCAGAAAACCCAAAGCGATTACAGAAAAGATCGCATCCGGGAATCCCGGCGGCAGGCCGCTGATGGTGGTGGACTTCGGTGACGAAGCCGTAAACCTGAAAGGCAGCGATATGCCGCCCGTAAAGGAATATCTGAAGGCAAAGCAGAAGGACGGCAGCGTCACCTGTGCCGAAGATATCTACAAGGAGACATGGGAGTGGCTCCATGAACGAAAATGTGACCATCTGATTCCCGTACAGCAGATTGAGCAGTATGCTATGTCTATCGCCCGGTGGATCCAGTGTGAGGAAGCGGTGTCCGAATTTGGCTTTCTGGCAAAGAAGCCTACGGGCACCGTTATTTCTTCCCCTTATGTCACCATGTCCCGTGAATACATGAAACAGGCCAACACCGCCTGGTATCAGATCTACCAGGTGGTCAAAGAAAACTGCACCGTCGATCTGGGCGACAGAACACCCCAGGACGATGTGATGGAACGACTGCTCACCGCTCGTTTGAACGGGAGACGATAAACAAACTCGGGAGAGTGGCTGGCTGTAGTCACTCTCCCCACCACTTTGCGGTCATGACGGAAGGAGTGTCACTATGAGACTGCAGGATAAAATCGCTATCAACAATATGCGGCTGGAGGGACACGGTCCTTCCGTGATCGCCGCAACACTGGGACTGTCGCCCGGAACGGTGCGTTCCCACATTCATCGAAATCCAGTCATCCCAGACACCAAAGCTTGCAAGAACTGTGGAAAGCTACTGGTGCAACCGAAGGGTCATCGGGAGAAGAAGTTTTGCTCCGATACCTGCCGGATGGCATGGTGGAACGGCCACCATGAGGATGTCAGCAGAAAAGCCTACTATAATCTCGTATGCCAGTACTGCGGAAAGGAGTTTGAAAGCTATGGCAACAAAAACCGGAAATATTGCTGTCGCGCCTGTTATGTTGCGTCCAGACAAGCAGGATAAATACGCCCCCGACAATCTGATTCTGTACCGTACCTCTCTGGCTCTGTACAGAAATCTGATGGATGAAGGCATCATCAGCCAAGATGGCTATTGTCAGATTCGCTCCATACTGAACAAAAAGTATGGCTTATCTTCGGATAGTATTTTTGCGGAATGTGCTTGATATAATGGCCGGTCAGAGCGAATATGAACTACCCCAATATGATACAAAGGAGGAAAACACATGGAACGAATCGTAGTGCAACGGCACTTTCCCAAAGCAAAAACCCCTAAGCTGAAGCGTGTGGCTGCTTACGCAAGAGTATCCAGCGGCAAAGACGCCATGCTGCACTCCCTGTCTGCCCAGGTCAGCTATTACAGCGATCTGATCCAAAATCACAGTGGCTGGCAGTACGCAGGCGTTTATGCCGACGAAGCACTGACCGGCACCAAGGACAACAGAGAGAATTTCCAGCGGTTGCTGGCAGACTGCCGGGCCGGGAAGGTGGATATGGTAATCACCAAGAGTATTTCCCGGCTGGCCCGTAATACTGTCACCCTGCTGGAGACTGTTCGTGAATTGAAAACATTGGGAGTGGATGTCTACTTTGAGGAGCAGAACATCCACTCCCTTTCTGCTGACGGAGAACTGATGCTGACGATCCTGGCCAGCTATGCCCAGGAAGAAAGCCTCTCTGCCAGCGAAAATCAAAAATGGCGAGTCCGCCACAATTATGAAAACGGCCTTGCCTGGAACGGCACGATCCTCGGTTACCGTTACGACCACGGTACATACATCATTGAGCCGGAGGAAGCGGAGACTGTTCGTATGATTTTTGACAGCTATTTGCAGGGTGATGGAATCATGGCCATTGTAAAAAAACTGAACGCAAGCAATCGTATGACCCGTTATGGCAACGAATGCGGTCCAACAGGCGTAATGCGTATTCTGCGCAACTACACCTACACCGGGAATCTTCTGCTACAGCAGACCTTTTCAGAAAACCACCTCACCAAGTGCAGGCAGCGGAATAACGGCGAGTTTCCCATGTACCACATACAGAACGCACACGAAGCGATCATTCCTCTGGAGCGATTTAACGCTGTTCAGGAAGAAATCAAGCGGAGGGCAGAAAAGCACTACACGCCCCACCGCAACAAAGGTAAATATCCTTTTTCCGGTCTGCTGGTCTGTGCCGGATGTGGTAAGAATTACAGGCGGAAAAATACCGCAACCGGAGCGGTCTGGATTTGTCCAACCTTCAATTCCCGCGGGAAAGCATTCTGCCAATCCAAGCAGATCCCGGAAAATATACTGATTGCCGCCACCAAGGAAGTGGTTGGTAGTCTGGATGCCCTTGGCAGTAAAATAACGGCTGTCAGAGTGGAGAACGGTAATACCCTGGTATTCTGCCATACCGACGGAACAGAAACCGTTAAACGATGGGCAGACCGCTCCCGCAGAGAAAGCTGGACCCCAGAGATGAAAGAAAAGGCCCGGCAGAAAGAAATGGAACGGAGGTCGCATCATGACAAACAGTAAAAATATCACAGTAATTCCGGCGACCATCAATCCTCTGACTCGACTGCCGAAAACAGCAATCCAGTTCCGACGGGTAGCCGGTTATGCCCGTGTTTCCACGGAGAGTGCAGAGCAGCTGACCAGCTATGAGGCCCAGGTGGATTACTACACCAGGTACATACGCAGCAAACCTGACTGGCAGTTCGTGGATGTGTATACGGATGAAGGCATTTCCGCAACCAATACCAAGCGAAGAGATGGTTTTAACCGCATGGTGCAGGATGCCCTGGACGGAAAGATCGACCTGATCGTAACCAAGAGCGTGAGCCGTTTTGCCCGTAACACCGTCGACAGCCTTACCACTGTCCGCAAACTGAAAGAAGCCGGTGTGGAGGTATACTTTGAAAAAGAGAATATTTGGACATTGGACTCCAAGGGCGAACTGTTGATTACTATTATGTCCAGCCTGGCCCAAGAGGAAAGCCGATCCATCTCCGAGAATGTCACTTGGGGGCAGCGGAAGCGGTTTGCTGACGGCAAGGTCAGCATTCCTTATGGGCAGTTTCTTGGTTACCGCAAGGGTGCGGATGGTCTTCCGGAAATCGTACCGGAGGAAGCGGAGATCGTCCGAACCATCTACCGGATGTGCATTGAGGGTAAGTCCACCAATGCCATCGCCAAGCACCTGACCCAACAGGGAACTCCCACACCGGCAGGCAAGAAGGTATGGCAGAGAGCTACAGTGGAAAGTATTCTCCGAAATGAAAAATACAAAGGATCGGCACTCCTCCAGAAGAAATTCACTGTAGACTTTCTGCAGAAAAAGATGAAGGTCAACGAAGGTGAGGTCCCACAGTACTATGTGGAGCACAGCCATGAGGCAATCATACAGCCGGCTGAATGGGAGAAAGCACAGCTGGAACTGGCTCGGCGCAAAACAAGCCCCCGCCGCACCCAGTGCAACAGTCCCTTTTCAGGAAAGCTGATCTGCGGTGATTGCGGTGATATCTTCGGATCCAAGGTCTGGCACTCTAACAGCAAATACCGCCAAACCATCTGGCAGTGCAATGCTAAGTACAAAGGTGATACGCACTGCAGCACACCCCATCTGTACGAACATGACTTGAAGCAGCATTTCATAACAGCGCTCAGCGAACTGCTGATTAACCGCGATGCACTGCTGGACGATGGTAGATATGTTCGGAGGGAGTTGCTGGACTTTGCAGCTATTGACAGTGAGTGTGACAGCATTCTGAACGAATTGGATGTGGTCGCCGGAATGATCCGACAAATGGTAAACGAAAATGCCGCCCAGTCACAATCCCAGACGGCATACATTGAACGCTATAACAGCTTAGTTGAAAGATACGAAAGTCTGCAAACCCGATATGATGACCTGCAACAGCAAAAGGAACAGCGCCAGATCCGGGCCGATGCCATCAGCGGTTGCCTGTTCGCATTGGGGGAGCTAGATTTGCTGCAAATTACCTTTTCCGATGAGCTGTGGAATACGGTCGTCGACCATGTAACGGTGTATGCCGATGAGCAGCTGGTGTTCCAATTCAAGAACGGGTCGGAAATAACGGTTCATATGTAATGCAAGTTTCTGTGCATAGACAACAGCAAAACCATGTGATATATTGATCTATATTATTCTGGGGTATTGCTGGAGGTATTCTATCATGAAAATACTGACCATTATCGGAAATGGTTTTGACTTGGGTCATCGGCTCCCCACATCATTTGATAATTTCATCCAATCCAAGCCTGATCTTTATCCAGAAAAATACGCTACTTTCAGAGGCGGAGATGGGACTTGGAAAATGGTGGAGGCGCTATACGGCGAACAGCTGTGTGACATTCTTGCAGAACGAAGTTGGCATGATGTTACAGAAGTGGTTGCACAGATTATCCAAGACTACGGGCTTACTGAATATGGCGAAGTAGATTATTATAATTTTTCATCAGACGCTTTTGAGGACGAGTACCAGGCAATCCAATTTCGCATTGATTTGCTTACAGAATTTGAAAAGGACTTCCAGCAGTATCTACGCGAAAAGTGCGGCGATGATGTGCTAAGAACAATTATCACATACGGAGAAATCCGTAATATACTTGCGGCTTCCGCACGAATTATTAACTTCAACTACACAAACACCGTTGAAACTGCATATGGGATTACTGATGTTGATCACATTCATGGCAGTGTAGATTCGTCCATCGCTATAGGTTCCGGCACCCTCGATGAAGCAAAGGAAACCTTGGTTGATGCAGAGTATCCTACAATTGATAAGTTTGGTAGAGATAAATATGGCCTTCAGGAACTGGCTGGGTATTACGACTATGATGACGAAGGCAACAGGTATCCCAATTTCTTCATCGAGCAATTCTTTAACCAAGTGGCCAGCTCTGCCAAAGAGCGGGAAGATGAGGTTTTTAGCCTCTTGGACGCAAAAAATAAAGATGCATTGGACTCACGCATCCGAGTAATCGATAGTCTTAGAAAAGAACACTATGACCAAGTGTATATCATAGGGCATTCCCTTGGTCTGGCCGATTACTCTGTTCTTGATGCTATCAATAAAGATGCAGAAGTGGTTTGTTTCTATCATTCCGAGACAGAAGATATGGAGAAAACGCTGAAAGATTTAGGGCTACACTATGTCATGAAGCCGAATACTGCAATCTACCGCTAACACTTCAAACGGTCTTTGCAAAAAATCATCCAGTTAACCGGTACTATTGGAAAAGCACCTCGCTGCGATCGCTCAAACTGACACAGCGAGGTGCTTATTATAATTCTTGCGCCAATCCAATCCCGACCTTTACCCCTTCGATGAACCCGTTCCGTTCATGTTCTGTGCAGAGGACGCAGACTGCATCAACGATCCGATCCATTTCTCGGAGGGGCATACCGTGCATTTTCTGATAGAGGCAGTCAAACGCCTCCTTCACCTCATTGGAATCAGCGTTGTTGCATTCGTGGTAGTAGCAATAAAGCATCTCCAGGATTGTATGGGCATCTCTGCCGTAATTCGGGGGATGCTCTGACATATACTGTTTCAGGGTATCGATGTACTCATTCATCACCGGTACAGCCCCTCATCACTTCCATAATCATTCGGCCACCCAGGCGGAAGCTGTTTTTGAACAGCAAGCACTCTGCCATCGCCTGGTGTTCCCGGACACAGTCTGTGTAACGGGAGAACAAGTCCTTTTGTTCGTCGGTCATGGTGGCCAGAAGCTTTTCTTCATTCCGGCTGATTAGTCGAACCAGTTCCTTGTAATCCTTGCTGGGGCTGGCATCATACTCCGCTGGATCGAGATTGCCATACCAGAAGTCTTCCAAAACATTCATAACATCACCCTCCTTAAAAAGTGTGTGTGATGTTAACTCTGCCGCCCAAGTATTGCAAGTAGCTAAGCTGCACAAACCTGGGCGGCTGTTTTTATTGCTTTCGGCTGTATAACGAATAGCGGTTATTTAACGAATTGAAAGCACAACATGTAGGGTTCAGGCACTCCGGACACAATGCAAAAACACAACATAGTGGAAGCAGCTACTGCAAATGCGTTGCAAAGTTTAGAAATAAACCCTGTTTTCAGTAAAAAGGGCATAAAAAAGCAGATACCGTAACCGACACAATTGTATCAATTACGGTATCTGTTATGGTACGCCGAAAGGGACTCGAACCCCCGACCTACTGATTCGTAGTCAGTCACTCTATCCAACTGAGCTATCGGCGCATAACGCGTCGCTCAACGCGCTTAGATATAATAGCACAGTGTTTTGAAAAATGCAAGTGTTTTTTTGCATTTTTTCGAAAAAATTTTGTAGTTTGAAAAAACACTGTAAGGGCATGAAAAGATGTGGCCCTTGACATTCAATTTATCTTCATAGTACAATGAAGCAAACAAAAGGGAGGGGGCGGCGATGGCCATGGATATGATCAAGCAACTGCCGCAGGCATTGCTTCCCTGGTATGAAAGCATGAAGCGGGATTTGCCGTGGCGGCAGACACGCGAGCCCTATCATGTGTGGCTTTCTGAAGTTATGCTTCAGCAGACCCGCGTGGAAGCGGTAAAGGGCTACTATGTCCGTTTTCTCGAGGCACTGCCCGCGATTGGAGCGCTTGCATCCTGCGATGATGACCAGCTCCATAAGCTATGGGAGGGGCTCGGCTATTACAGCCGCGTGCGGAACTTGAAAAAAGCGGCGATTCAGATCATGGAACACCACGGCGGTGTGTTTCCGCGGGAATATGAGAAGATTCGTGCGCTGCCGGGGATCGGCGACTACACCGCGGGAGCCATCTGCTCTATTTGTTTCGATATGCCCCGGGCGGCAGTGGATGGAAATGTGCTGCGTGTGGTTTCCCGGCTGACGGAGGATGCAACACCCATCGACCTGCCGGCCCAGAAAAAGAAAGTGACTGCAGCACTTGAGGCAGTATATCCCGCTGAGGCAGGTGCCTTTACACAGGCACTGATGGAACTTGGTGCCACGCTGTGCGGTCCAAACTGGGCGCCAAAGTGCGAAGAATGCCCCTGCCGCAGCTTCTGCGGTGGTGCGTTGCATGGAACAGCCCAGCAGTTTCCCGTGAAGCTTCCTAAAAAAGAGAAGCGAGTGGAGGAGAAAACGGTGTTCATCCTCTCCTGCGATGGGCGCTACGGCTTGTGTAAGCGGCCGGATTCCGGCCTGCTGGCGGGGCTGTGGGAATTTCCCAATGTATCCGGAAAGCTGGAAACAACGCAGGCGCTGGACGCGCTGCAGAAAATGGGTATCCATCCACGGGAAATCATCAAACAAATCGAGCGAAAGCATGTCTTTACACACATTATCTGGAAAATGCGGGGCATTTACCTGGAAGTGACAGAAGAATCAGAAGGATTTTGCTGGCTGACGGCAGAGCAGATCGAGGTGGATGCCGCGCTGCCCACGGCATTCCGGCAATTCTGGGAGGAGGCAGACCATGTTTGACTTTCATATGCATACCATCGTTTCCTTTGACGGTCACGACCGTGGCTTGCAAATGGCACAGGCGGCAAAGGCAGCCGGACTGAAGGAAATCTGCTTTACCGACCATCTGGACTATGACCCTCTGGGCAAAATGGGGGATATTGCCTTTGATACCGCGGTATACAATGCGGAATATGACGCGCTGGAACTTCCGGATCTGAAGATCCGCCGGGGCATGGAATTTGGTATGACGGTGGACAACCGGGAACAGTTCAAAAAAGATCTGCAGCGCAGACATTTTGATTTTGTGCTGGGTTCCATCCACTTTGTGGATGATCTGGATGTGTATTTCGAAGAATTCTGGCAGGGCAAGACTGTTTTTGAAGCGGAGCGACGGTATTTGGAGGCCACGCTGGATTGCGTACGGCTTCACAATGATTTCGATGTACTGGCGCACTTGACGTATATTGCGAAAACGACGGCCCATCACGCACCTCGTCCCGTACCCTATGCCGAGCATCGGGAGCTGATCGACGAGATTTTGAAAACCGTGGCTGCCAAGGGCAAGGGACTGGAGATCAACACCAGCGGGGTGGACCGCTGCGGCGGTTTTTTGCCAACGGTGGATTACTTCCGTAAGTTTAAGGAATTTGGCGGTGAGATCGTTACCATCGGCAGTGATGCCCACACCGCATCCCGCGTGGGACAGTATTCTTTTGAAGCATGTGCCATTTTGAAGGATATCTTCGGTCATGTCTGTACCTTTGAAGACCGGAAACCGATTTTTCATAAGCTGTGAGTTTTTGCCGCCGTCGTAAGACGGCGGCATATTTTTGTTGAATTGATGTTTGTCGTGCTGTTGCACCGTACCATCATATCACCACGTCATTGCGAGCCAGTGCGCACACTGGCGTGGCAATCCCCATCGATTTTAGGGCAGAATCCGCAAATTTGATGGGGATCGCCACACCAGTGACATCGGTCACTGGTTCACGATGACAGTCTTTTAATAACAGAGCGATAAACTGAAATTTGCATAGCAGTAACGAACCGGGTGGGTCCAATGGCGCATCGTTACCCTCCGGCCAGTCAGGCTCGCGTTGGCCGTCGGCCCTCGCCGACAAACTGAAATTTGACAAGCGGGTAGTTTTTGGATATAATACAATAGATTTATTTTGGATAACTATTGATTTATGGCAGGTAAGTAACATGGCAACAAAAAAACAAAACGAACAATACGGAAATTCCAGTATTTCCATGCTCAAAGGCGAGGACCGCGTGCGCAAGCGCCCTGCGGTTATCTTCGGTTCCGATGATCTGGAAGGCTGTAAGCATGCCGTTTTTGAAATTCTCTCCAACGCCATCGACGAGGCCCGTGAAGGCCACGGCGATACCATCATCGTCACCCGTTATGAGGATCTGAGCGTTGAGGTCGAGGATTTTGGCCGCGGCTGCCCCGTGGATTATAATGAAAAAGAAAAGCGCTACAACTGGGAACTGGTCTTCTGCGAAATGTATGCAGGCGGCAAGTACGGGGAAAACGGTGAGAACTATGAGTACAGTCTGGGCCTGAATGGCCTCGGCTCCTGCGCGACCCAGTATGCTTCCGAATTCTTTGATGCTACCATCCGCCGCGACGGTTTCCGCTATGATCTGCACTTTGAAAAGGGCAGAAACAAGGGCGGCCTAAAGAAGGAGCCTACTGATCGTGGCCGCAAGACCGGCTCCCGTTTCCACTGGCGGCCGGACAAGCAGGTCTTTACGGACATCAACATTCCCGTGGAGTACTACCGCGATGTCCTGAAGCGGCAGGCGGTGGTCAATAAGGGTGTTACCTTCAAATTCCGCAATCAGGTGGGCAAAAAGTTTGAAGAGGAAACCTATTGCTACGAAAACGGCATCCGCCAGTATGTGGAAGAGCTGGTAGGTGACAATGCCTTCACCATGCCCATCTACTGGGAAACCGAGCGCCGCGGCCGCGATGCGGAAAACCGCCCCGAGATGAAGCTGAAGATCACCGCATCTTTCTGCTTCTCCAAGCAGGTCAGCCATGTGGAATACTACCACAATTCCTCCTGGCTGGAGTACGGCGGCAGTCCTGACCGCGCCCTGCGTCTGGGCTTTACCGCGGCATTTGACAAGTTCCTGCGCGATAATAACAAGTATACAAAGAATGAGTCCAAGATCATCTATCAGGACATTCAGGACTCCCTTGTGATGGTCACCAACTGCTTCTCCACCATCGGCTGCTTTGAAAACCAGACGAAAAAGTCTGTCAACTCCAAGTTCACCCAGGAAGCCATGACCGCGTTCTTCAAGGAGCAGCTGCAGGTCTGGTTTATTGAGAACAAGCAGGAGGCAGACCGTGCCGCTGAGCAGATCCTGATCAACAAGCGTGCCCGCGAATCGGCCGAAAAGACCAAGAGTAACATCAAGAAGAACCTGTCCGCCAAGGTGGATATTGCCAACCGTGTTCAGAAGTTCGTCGATTGCCGCAGCAAGGATGTAAACGTCCGTGAGCTGTACATCGTTGAGGGTGACTCCGCAATGGGCTCTGTCAAGCAGTCCCGTGATGCGGAGTTCCAGGGCATCATGCCCGTCCGTGGCAAGATCCTCAACTGCCTGAAGTCGGACTATAATAAGATTTTTGCATCGCCTATCATCACCGATCTGATGAAGGTCATGGGCTGCGGCGTAGAGGTTCAGGGCAAGAAGGCAAAGGAACTGTCCTCTTTCGATATCGACAATCTGCGCTGGAGCAAGGTGGTCATCTGTACCGATGCGGACTATGACGGATTCCAGATCCGCACCCTGATCCTGACCATGATCTACCGTCTTTGTCCCACGCTGATCCGCGATGGTTATGTGTATATCGCAGAATCTCCGCTTTTTGAGATCACCTGCAAGGATCAGACCTGGTTTGCCTACACAGAAGGCGAGAAAGCAAAAATCCTCAAGGAACTGGAAGGCAAGAAGGTCAAGATTCAGCGCTCCAAGGGTCTTGGTGAGAACGATCCTGAAATGATGTGGATGACTACCATGAATCCCGAAACCCGCCGCCTGATCAAGGTCATGCCCGAGGATGCGGAGCGCACCGCCTATTATTTCGATATGCTGCTGGGCGACGCGCTGCAGGAACGCAAGAATTTTATCGCAGAAAACGGCGCCAAGTATCTGGAACTGGCGGATATTTCTTAATTATGACGTCATTGCGAACCAGTCCGCAGACTGGTGTGGCAATCTCCAACGGTATGGATATGGATTCTCTCTATTTGGGGGATTCCCACGCCAGTGTGAGCACTGGCTCGGAATGACAGGAGGATTATTATGGCTAAGAAGAAAAAGGAAACTGAACAGAATAAGAAAAAAGTGAATACCGACGGTGTCATGGGCCTGGTGGGTTCTACCACGGAACAGCCGGTTACCGAAACACTGGAAGTCAACTATATGCCCTATGCCATGTCGGTCATCGTCTCCCGTGCGATTCCGGAGATCGACGGTTTTAAGCCCTCCCACCGCAAACTGCTGTACACCATGTACAAGATGGGTCTGCTCAGTGGCGGCAAGGTCAAGTCTGCCAATATCGTGGGTCAGACCATGCAGCTGAATCCCCACGGCGACGCGGCTATTTATGAGACGATGGTGCGGCTTGCGAAGGGTAACGAAACCCTGCTGCACCCGTTTGTGGATTCCAAGGGCAACTTCGGTAAGGTCTATTCCCGCGACATGGCTTACGCAGCGGCCCGTTATACGGAGGCGAAGCTGGACCCCATTTGTACGGAGCTGTTCAAGGACATCGACTCCGACACGGTGGACATGGTGGATAACTACGATGCTACCATGAAAGAACCTGCGCTGCTGCCCACCACATTCCCCAATGTGCTGGTATCTGCCAATCAGGGCATCGCTGTCGGTATGGCATCCAACATCTGCTCTTTCAACCTGAAAGAAGTTTGCGATACCACCATCGCCCTGATGAAGAATCCTGATCACGACATTCTGGAAACACTGCCGGGTCCCGATTTTTCCACAGGCGCGGAGCTCCTTTTTGACGAAGCGGCTACCCGTGAGATCTATTCCACCGGCCGCGGCAGCTTCAAGCTGCGGGCAAAGTGGCATTACGTGAAAGAGGGCAATCTGATCGAGATCACCGAGATCCCTTATACCACAGCCACCGAAGTGATCATGGATAAAGTTGCCGACCTGATCAAAGCAGGCAAGATCAAAGAGATCACTGATATGCGTGACGAAACGGACCTGGGCGGTCTGAAGCTGACCATCGACTTAAAGCGCGGCGTGGAACCCGAAAAGCTGATGCAGAAGCTCTTTCGCCTGACCCCTCTGCAGGATAGTTTTGCCTGTAATTTCAATATTCTGATTGCAGGTATGCCCCGTGTCATGGGCGTCGCAGAGATTCTGGAGGAATGGACCGCATGGCGCACGGAATGTGTCAAGCGTCGTTTGTATCACCAGATCGGTAAAAAGGAAGACCGCCTGCATCTGCTGAAGGGTCTGGAACGGATTCTGCTGGATATTGATAAGGCCATCCGCATCATCCGGGAGACGGAGCTGGAAAGCGAAGTCGTACCCAACCTGATGATCGGCTTTGGCATTGATGAAATTCAGGCAAACTATGTTGCGGAAATCAAACTGCGCAATATCAACAAGGAATACATCCTCAAGCAGACCCGTGCCATCGATAATCTGGAAGCGGAGATCGATGAACTGCGTGATACCCTCCATTCCAGCCGCCGGCTGAGGAATCTGCTGATCAAAGAACTGGAGGAGGTTTCCAAGAAGTATGGAAAGCCTCGTAAAACCGAGATTATCTACGAGGTTCAGGAAGCTGCGGAGGAGGAAGAAGAGGAACAGGTACCTGATTATCCTGTAACCGTTTTCGTATCCAGGGAAGGCTACCTGAAGAAGATCACAGCCCAGTCCCTGCGTATGTCCGGTGAGCAGAAATTCAAGGAAGGCGACAGCCTGGCATTCTCTGCGGAAACCACAAACCGGGACGAGATTCTGGTCTTCTCCGATAAATTCCAGTGCTACAAGGCCCGCTTGTCTGACTTTGCTGACGGCAAAGCATCCTTGCTGGGCGATTATCTGCCCCAGAAGCTGGGCATGGATGCAGGCGAAACCGTGAAGCAGGTGGTGCTCTGCGGCGATTACAAGGGCTTCGTGCTGTTCTTCTTCGAAAACGGCAAGGTTGCCAAGGTCCCGATGTCGGCTTATGAGACCAAGACAAACCGCAAAAAGCTGACCGGTGCCTACAGCGATAAGTCGCCGGTTCAGGCAATTATCGGCATGGCTGCCGATGACCAGATGGCGGTTTATTCTTCCGATGGACGTGCGGCCATCTTCTCCACAGCCCAGCTGCTGCCCAAGACAACGCGCAATACACAGGGTGTGGCGGTATTGACCCTGAAGAAAAAGGCGACACTGGAAAAAGCAGAGATCTTGAGCAAGAGCGGCATTGTAAACGCAAGCCGCTACCGCACCAAGACGATTCCGTCAAGCGGCGCACTTTTGAAGCCCGAGGATATGGGCCAGCAGCAGGAGCGCTTTGAAGTTTAATGATTTATTGGAGGTTCTATGGAAAAGAGCATGAAAACACTGATCTGGTTTGCAAAGATCATTGCCGGCTGCGCGGTTTTTGCCGCAGGTTTTGCTGTATTCCTGGAACCCAATGACCTGAATGCCGGCGGTATTTCCGGCCTTGCCATGATGCTGGTGCATCTGACAAAAATCGGCTCCGTCGGTACGCTGACTATGCTGATGAACCTGCCGCTGTTTATCATCGGCGGTATCAAGGTGGGACGGAAGTTCTTTGTGGGTTCTCTGGTGGGTATGGCGGTAAGCTCCATTCTGCTGGATGCATTTGCGCTGCTGCCCCATCCGGCCACGGAACCGCTGCTGGCGGCACTTTATGGCGGCCTGCTTTGCGGCATCGGCCTGGGCCTGGTGTTTTCTACCGGCGCATCTACCGGTGGCTCGGACATTGTTGTGCGGCTGCTGAAGCTGAAGTATGAAAATGTTCCCATTGGCACGATCAATATCATTTTTGATGCAACGGTCGTGATTTTGACCGGCCTTGTCTTCTGGGATGCATCCAAAGCACTCTACAGCGGTGTGACGATTTTCGTCTGCGGTCAGGTCATTGACGCAGTTGTCTACCGTTTTGACTACTCTAAGGTAGCCCTGATTATCTCATCTGAACATGAACGCATTGCGAAGGAAATCGGCCAGAAGCTGGACCGGGGTGCTACCTATCTTCACGGCGAAGGCTCCTACAGCGGCAATGACGTGAAGGTGATCCTGACTGTGGTGAAAAAGCAGCAGGTGGCGGAGCTGAAACGTCTGGTCATGGAGATCGATGCGAAAGCTTTTGTGGTGGTGCAGGAAGCCCATCAGGTTCTGGGAGAGGGATTCTCCCATTATTCCAAAGATTCGTTGTAAGGGGGGACTGTCATGAGAAAAAGACTGATTCCGTTACTGGTACTGCTCTGCCTGCTGCTGGGCGGCTGCGACTGGATGAGCGGCAGCTATCTTTCCATTACACCCCACCAGAAACAGAATTACGGCGTCCAATCGAAGGACAGAACAGCGTCCAATTATCTCCAGCTGCGTACCGTGCTGGAAGAAATGGTGGATTCCGGTATGGAAAATGCCGTGATTAATGTGGCTGGCTACCGTCAGGATCTGCTGGACGAGGGAATTGTCAATGCCGTTATGTATGCGTCGGAGCGTTATCCGCGGGGCGCATGGGCCGTAGATGAGATTACCTATGAAATCGGTGCAGGCGGCGGACAACCTGCTATCTCTGTCAATATTTCCTATATCCACGGCCGTTCTGAGATTCGTAAGATCAAAAATGCGGATTCTATGGAGAAAGCCCGCAATGCCATTGTGGCTTCCCTGGAAGATTGCAGCGATAGTGTGGTTATTCTTGTAAAAGACTATTATGCAATGGATTTCGTTCAGATCGTGGAAGACTACATGGCGGAAAATCCCAATATCGTCATGGAAATGCCAAAGGTAGCTGTTGGCATTTATCCGGATGCCGGCAGCAGCCGGATTCTGGAAGTGAAGTTTACATATGAAACCAGCCGTGAGAGCCTGCGGCAGATGCAGCAGGAGGTGCGCCGGATCTTTGCTTCCGCACAGCTCTATATCAATAGCGACGCGACCGAGGAGCAAAAGTTCAACCAGCTGTATACTTTCCTGCTGGAACGTTTTGATTATGACATTCAGACATCCATCACACCTGCCTATAGCCTGCTCAGCCACGGTGTGGGTGATTGTGAGGCCTTTGCGACCGTATATGCGGCCATGTGCCGGCAGGCGGGATTGGATTGTCAGGTGATTTCCGGCACCCATGAGGGCGAGAGCTGGCATTGGAACCTGATCCGTGAAGGGGATGCCTATTATCATGTGGACCTGCTGCGCTGCAATGAAGAAGGTATGTTTTACAGCCTTGCCTCTGCCGATATGTATGGCTATGTGTGGGACTATTCCGCTTACGGAAATGTGGAAACGGTGCCTGCTGAAACAACTGCCGACGAAACAGAAAAAATTTCTGAATAATTTATAAAAATAGCTTGACAAATTTCGAAACTCTGCTATAATACGTCTTGTTCGTTGCGGGCGTAGCTCATCCGGTAGAGCGCCACCTTGCCAAGGTGGAGGTAGCGAGTTCGAGCCTCGTCGCCCGCTCCATAAAAAGAAGCAGATGCGAAAGCATCTGCTTCTTTTTTATTTTGTTGTGACGATGGCTCGAACCATCAAATGCAAGAGTCCGGTGGACTCGTGCGTGCCGCCGGCTCGACGGCTGCAACACATTGATTTTCGCCGAAGACGAAAATGAATCGAGCCTTGTCACCCATCGAAAGGCAAATTGATGTTTATCGGGCTGTTGCACCGCACCACCATACTACTACGTCATTGCGAGCCAGTGCTCACACTGGCGTGGGACCGAAGGGAATGCCTGTGGTGCAATCCCGTGGATTTTAGGGGCATTTTAGGTGACATTCCGCAAATTCGATGGGGATCGCCACACCAGTGACATCGGTCACTGGTTCGCGATGACAGTATTTTAATAACTGCCCGACAAACTGAGATTTGACTTATTCAATCCGCTGAACAGACCGCTGCGCATCGAAGCCCTCTGGGTAGCGCTTTCTCAGCTTCTCAATATTTGCTTCCATAATATCTTCCAGAGAAAGATCCAGTGCCGTGGCCGTTTCGGCCAGATACCAGCAAATATCACCCAGCTCTTTGGCGAGTTTTTCTTTGTCCAGTTCATGGCCCTGTGCCAGCCATTTTTTCACAATGTCAATGGCTTCTCCGGACTCGCCGCAAAGACCCATGACACCGTTGATCAGCACATCTTTTCCGCTGAGAGCCGGATTCAACGTGGTCATGGCCAGTTTTTGATATTCATTGATCGTCATCATATTACCCCCTTTCCGTGAATTATACCACGGCAAAAGGGGAATTGACAAGTGCGCTATAATGAAAGAAAAAGCATAGGGGTGCGATTTCTGTGCACAAACTGATTACGGGAAAACAATTTGATGAAGAGCGTGCGTTATACCATTTACAAAACGCAGAAGTGCTGGACTGCATTTTTGCCGGCCCGGCGGACGGTGAATCGGTACTGAAGGAATCGCGCGGCGTTGAACTGAGGAATTGCGGTTTTTCTCTGCGCTATCCGCTGTGGCATGTTCAGGGTTTTCAAATGCACAACTGCACGATGGATGATAAGACCCGCGCCGCCATTTGGTATGCCTGTGACGGTGAGATTGCAGATTCTGTGCTCGGCGGCATCAAAGCGGTGCGGGAGTGCCGGAATATCAGCCTGACCGGATGCCAGATCGTTTCTCAGGAATTCGGCTGGAAGAGCAGTGGGATTACACTGAAGGATTCTTCCGTGACTGCGGAATACCTGTTCCTTGACAGCCGGGATGTTTCTTTGAATCATGTGCAGATGAAGGGCAAATACTCCTTCCAGTATATGGAGAATCTCCAGATTCGGGATTCTTATCTGGATACCAAGGATGCCTTCTGGCACAGTAAGAATGTAACCGTTGTCAACTCAACCCTGAAGGGCGAATATCTGGCATGGTTCTCCGAAAATCTGACGCTCATTGACTGCCATATCATCGGCACCCAGCCCCTTTGCTACTGCAAGGGCTTGAAACTGGTAAACTGCACCATGGAAAGCACGGATCTTTCCTTTGAGTATTCTGAGGTGGAGGCGGATATCCGTGGTCATGTGGATTCGATCAAGAACCCGAAGTGCGGCCGTATTACAGTGGATTCTGTCGGAGAGATCATTATGACCGACGATGTGGTCATGCCCTGCACCGGTGTGGTAGCGATTAGAAAGTAAAGAAAACCCCTGATGCAGTTCAAATCTGCATCAGGGGCATTTTTGGTTTTGCAGTAAATTATGCCTTCTCCAGAGCCAGAGTTCTGGTGGTCAGGTCACAGACCTCGGAAGGTCCGAAGTACTGGATGGCACCGGGATAGACGAAGCAGGTCTCAACAGCCCACTCAGCTCTGTGCTCAGCGAAGAACTTGAAGGGTGCGCCATCCAGCTCCACCAGAGCCTTGCGGATAACGGGCTTGTCAGCACCGTGACGGCGCTCGATGTTCATCATCTTGGTGATGGGCATACCGCCGGCGACCCACTCTTCAGCGGGAGCCTGCAGGTTGGAAACCTTGCTGAGGTAGCCGGTGTAACCGTACTGAATCAGCATGAAAGCGTTGTAGCCCAGGCTGTAGCAGTAGTCGGCATCGAAGTTGGAGGGGAATGCGCAGCGGCCTTCGTAGCCCAGGAAGTGGTGCAGCGCGGAGAACTTGCCCTTGTAGGTGCCGGCAGCCTTACGGGCAGCCAGATTGTCCTTGACCAGAGCGGAGAACAGCTTCTCAGACTCGATCAGGGAGACCTGAACGTTACCGTGAGGATCGCGCTCCAGGAACAGCTGCTGCTGAATGTTCTCGGGCAGGATGGCGAATACGGCGAAGGACTCCTTGGTCAGGCCGTTTTCGATGAAGGCATACTTTTCAGCCCAGGTGGGCAGCGCATTGAAAGCGTCAGCCTTGCTGCCTGCCAGCAGCTCGTTGATCTCAGCGATCAGGACGGAGAACTCGGGAACGAACTCGACAATGCCCTCGGGAATGATGGCAACACCGAAGTTCCAGCCCTTGGCGGCACGGTTAGCAACGGAGTCAGCAATGTAGTCAGCGATCTCGGCCAGGGACATCTTCTTGGCAGCAACTTCCTCACCGATCAGGCAGATGTTGGGCTGGGTCTGCAGTGCGCACTCCAGAGCCACGTGGGAAGCGGAGCGGCCCATGACCTTGACGAAGTGCCA